CATTGCAGGAAACTACAAAAGCTTGGGTAGCTAAAAATAAAGAATTAGGAAAAGATATACTACTTTTTCTAGGTGGAAAAACAGAGGATAATATAAAACAAATTAATGATAAATCGAAAGGTTTTAATGATGAAAATATAGTTAATGTTGGGAGCTCAGCTTATTATGAGGGAATAAAATATACACCTAGTGAAGTAGCTGTTTATATAGGAGCATTAGCAGTAAGCAAAGGTATAACAGGAAGTATATGTAATGCTAAGACTATATTTGAAGAAGTAGAACCACGATTAAGTCAATCAGAAGTTAAAGAGTGTTTGAAAAGTGGTACATTGGTCTTAGATTTTGATGATGGAGACGTGATTATAGTTGATGATGTGAACACATTTAAAAAATATGTAGATGATAAAAACGAAGCAATGGGATATATCTCTAATATTATGTTTATTAATACTATAAATAAAGATACTTCATTAAAAAGAAAAGAGTTTGTAGGTAAGATATTTAATGATGCAACAGGTCAAACAACTGTTATATGTGCATTGAAGAAATATTTTGAAGAATTAATGAGTCAAGGTATTATATCAGAGTTTAATGTTGATATAGATACAGAACTTCAAGCAACTGCCAAAGCAGATGAATTTTATTGGAAATGGGATGCTGTTAAGGTTGATGTAATGAAGAAAATTTATGGTACTGGATACCTAGGATAAGGAGGTTATAAAGTATGGGAAAATATGATGAAAATATTATAGATGCTGCAAATGTTGTTGATGGTTCAAATGCTAGAATAATAATTGATGGAGAAGAAGAAGGATATGGAACAGAATTTACAGCTGAAGTAGAAAATGATAAAAAGACTTTTAGAGTAATTGGTTGTAAATGGGAACTTAACAAGGCATCCACTCAAAAAGGTACTTTTTCTTTAACAGTACTTAAAACTACATCTAAGTGGATTAAAAAAGGATTTAATAAATTTGAAATAATTACAGAAATAGAAAATCCTGGGCTAGTTGGATATGAGAGAATTAGATATAAAAATTGTATGGTAGATAAAATACAACTAGCAAGCATAAAATCTGATGAAAATATAGAAATACAAGTAGATGGAACTTTTGAAGGATTTGAACTTTTAGATGAAATAGCATAATAAATAAATTTAAGCTACACGTAATTAATTTTATGTGTAGCTTTTTATAAAACTATAAAATTGGAGGAAGTTAAAAATGGAAAACTTAGATAAAGAATTTTTAAATGAAGGAATAGAAGAAGAAAGAGAGCTTACTAAAGATGAAATAGCAAAGCAACAAGAAGATAATATAATTATGAAATTGACAGAGGATGCTATATTACCTGAAAAAACTATTTTTGTAAAAAGATTAGATATACCACTTACGCTTAGGGCTTTAACAGAAAAAGAGATAAGTGCATTGCAAAAAAAATATACAAAAGTTACTAAGGTAAGAGGTAGAAGGGAAAGCAAACTAATGGAAGATGAATTTAATATAGCTCTAATAGAAAAGGCTACAATAGTTCCTAATTTTAGTGATGCAAGACTTCTTAATTCTATGAATGTATCTAGTGGTGTTGAATTTATAAGAAGAAAGTTCTTAGCAGGAGAAATCGCATTAATTAGTGATGAGGTACTAGAATTGTCTGGATTTTATGAAGAATTAAGTGATGATGATATAAAAAACTAATAAAGAGAGGTGGGAAGATTACTATTTTATATAACGCATATGTTAAACATAGTGTTCTTCCAGAAGATTTTCTGAAAAGAGAGAAAACACCTCAACAGCTTCTTAGAGTTTTTACACAGCATGAAATAGAGCAGGAAAATAAAGCTATGAAAAATAAATAAAATTTAAACTGAAAGCGAGGTGAGAGAAATAGCTAAAAAAGAGATGTATCACATTGATGTTGTCATTGATGTTACAGGAGATGAACAAACTAAAAACAAATTAAGTGCTATGGAAAGATACACGAAACAGACAGAAAAGAGAATAAAAGCACTTAATAGGATAAAAGCTAATCCAGTTATACAAGCTCAAGATAAAACATCTAGTGTTGTAAATAGAATTAGCAACAACTTAAAAAGAGTGGGTAGAACTATATCTACCACTATAAATGCAAAAGATAAAGCATCTAGTGTTGTAAATAGAGTTAAAAATAAAGTAAATAGTTTGCTTACAAGTAGACAAAGAGAAGTTTTATTAAGGGCTAGAGACAGAGCTAGTCAAGTTGTAGATAAAGTAAAAGCTAAGGTACAAAATTTGACTGCGGCTACAATAATTAGTTTGAATATGAAAGCTGACCCAGCATTAAGAGTTATTTCTCAAACTAGAAGTAAATTAGGAGAGCTCAAGAATAATACAATAATAAATATTAAAGCAAAAGGTGAAGAAGCATTAAATACTATTTCTCGTACTAAGAGTAAATTACAAGAGTTTTCTAATAGAACTTACCAAGCAATTGTAAAACTAAAAGATGAAGCTAGTCCAACATTGAGTGGCTTAGATGGTAAGATAAGTTCTTTTATAAGTAGTACTATTAGTAAGTTTACACAATTAGCAGTAACAGCAACAGCGTTAATTGGTGGCGTTGGGGTAGGAAGTGCTATAAAAGGATTTGCAGACTTTGAACAAGCAATGAAAAACGCACAAGCTGTATCAAGTGCAAATTCAAAAGAAATGGCAGAAATGACTGCAATGGCAAGGGAAATGGGTCGTACAACTAGCTTTACAGCTAAAGATGCAGGGAATGCTATGTATTTTATGGGGATGGCTGGATGGAAAAGCAAAGAAATGATTGCTGGTCTACCTGGTATATTAAATTTGGCAGCAACAGGTCAGACAGATTTAGCACTAACAGCAGATATTGTGACTGATGGTTTAACTGCTTTAGGGCTAACTGCAAAGGATACAGGAATGTTTGTTGATGTCATGGCAGCAACAGTTACAAACTCTAATACAGACATAGAAAGAATGGGTGAAACTTTTAAGTATATGGGAAGTGTTGGAGGAGCATTAGGTGTTTCCATGAAAGATTTGAGTTTAGCAACTGGCTTAATGGCTAGTGCAAGCGTTAAAGGGAGCATGGCAGGTACTGCACTTAGAGGTGGTTTAGTTAGATTAATAAAACCCCCAGCTGAGGCACAGAAAGCTATGAATAAATATGGAATAGAAATAAAGAAAACAAAAGATGGAAATTTAGATTTAGCTAGTACAATCGTTGGCCTTAGAGAAAAATTAGGCGGACTTGAAGGAGTACAAAAAAGTGCTGCAATAAGTAGTATATTTGGGCGTACAGCCATGGCAGGTTGGGCGGCTGTAGTAAATGCAAGCGAAAAAGATTTTAATAAATTAACAACAGCGATTGCAGAGAGTGAAGGAGAAGCTAAGAGAATTGCTGACATGAAATTAGATACTCTATCGGGACAATTTACTATTTTAAAAAGTGCTATTGATGATGTTAGAATATCAGTAGGACAGAAGCTTGGGAAAGTTACAAGAGGTTTTGTTGAGCAACTAACAAAAGATATGCCTAAAATAGGAGATAAAATAGTTGGCTTTGTAAGCAGTTTTATTAAAAATTTTGATAAAATTAAAAGTGTTTTACAAGGCGTAATTTCTATTATTGGTGGTGTTGTTGCTGGATTTATGGCTTTTAAGGCTTTAACAGTAATTTCTAGCGTAATAAGTATAATTACAAAGATAGCCACAGCATCAACATTAATTGGAGGAATAGTTGGGGTTCTTGGACCTATTGGTGCAATAGTTTTAGCTATAGGTATGTTGGCAGGAGCGTTTTTATTTGCTTATCAAAAATCCGAAATTTTTAGGAATGGTATTAAGAATATAGGGAAATCAATGTCTAATTTTTTAAAACCTTTAAATACTTTTATAGAACAAATAAAAAGTAAATTTAAAGAACTTATGAATGCGTTAAAACCTTTGTTTTTAGCTGTTTCTGAATTAGGCTCAATGATTATAAGCGCTTTATCACCAGTTATACAATTTTTGGCGACAGTTTTCATAATAAAATTTGTATATTCATTTAATGTAATTGTTAACAAGGTAAAAGCTATAGTAAATACAATAACAGGAGTAGTAAATGGTTTAATAGAGATATTTAAAGGAATAGCTGATGTAGTTAAAGGCTTTATAAATGGAGATATAAGCCAAGTAGCTAACGGGCTTAAATCTATTTTTAAAGGGATTATAGATATTGTTAAGTCATTGTGGAGTGGGTTAGTAGATTTTGTGACATCACCAATTCAAGCTGTAGTCGATATTTTGGATACTAAGTTTGGTAAAAAAGTGGAAGGCATAAAGAAAAAATGGAATGAATTAAAAGACTTTTTAAAAAATCCTGCTAAAGCAGTTCCAAAGGTTCAACCAGTTAATTTATCTAGCGAGAAAGCATCAAACGAGTTACAAGCTTCATCAAACGGAGCAAAAGCATATATAAGCTCATTAAGTCAAAAAATAGGTGAAGGTATCGGAAAGATTAAAGAGAAATTTGGAGAACTCAAAACATCTGCGACAGAAGTATTTAATAATATAGTAACTTTTATAGGTGGCAAAGCAGCTGAATTAAAAGATAAACTTTTAGAAGGCATAAAACCTGCTATAGATACATTTAAACAAGCTTTTTCTAATCTTAAAGAAACTTTTGGGGGCTCTTTGGACAGTATAAAAGAAGCTTTTGGAAGTTTAAAAACTGTATTTAATGAAAATATTAAAACACCTTTTGAAAATTTAAAACAAAAAGTTTTAGAAACAAAAGAAAGTTTAAAAGCAGTTTTTGATAACTTAAAATCTAGTTTTGCAGAGTTAGGAAAAGCTCTTGAACCAATAAAAGAGGTATTTAGTGGAATAAAAGAATTTTTTTCAAATTTATTTAAACCAATTGAAGATAATGGGGCAACTAAGACAACTAAAACTAATATGGATAAGTTAAAACAATCAACACAAAGTGCAGGAACGTCTTTCAAAGAGCTAGGGAATGCTTTTAATCAATTAAAAGAAGCAGCAAAACCTTTTGTAGATTATTTAAAACAAATAAAAGATTCTTTAGCATCTACTTTCGGAGATATAGGAGGAGAATTACTTAAAGGTGTAGCAACTTCTATAGTTTTAGTTATAACTTCTGTTATTAATGCGATTGCATCTATTATAAACGCTGTAGCAGGTGCTATAAAAGGTGTAATTGACATAATAAAAGGAATATTCGAAATCATAGGTGGGATAATTAGTGGTGATGGTGAAAAAATAAAACAAGGATTTTCTGATGTTTTCAAAGGAATTGGGGAAGTAGTTAAATCATTGTGGGAAGGTATAAAAGGTGTTTTAGGAGCACCAATTAAAGCTGTTGTAGATTTTGTAAGTAATGGTTTTTCGGAAAAAGTGGGTCAGGTAAAACAATGGTGGACTGATTTAAAAACTAATGTAGGTCAAAAAATAAGTGGATTTGTTAGTTTTGTAAGCAATGGTTTTCAGCAAAAAGTTCAACAAGTTGGTTTATGGTGGCAAGGATTAAAGATTAAATTATCTGGGAAAATAAGTGGATTTGTAAGTCTTGCAGAAAACGGATTTAAAAGTAAAGTAGATTCAATTAAATCTGCTTGGGATTCTCTTAAAAAGAAACTTTCTACCAAAATAACTGGGTTTGTAAGTATAGTAAAAACTGGAATAAGTAATGTATTAGACCGTTTTGCTGAGGGTGGAGTTGCAAGTAAACCAAGTATTTGTGGAGAAGCAGGCCCCGAAATGGTTATTCCTCTTTCTAATAGCAAGAGAAGTAGAGCGTTAAGTTTGTATGAACAAGCAGGACAGATGCTTGGAACTAAAACAAGTAATAATGTTATTCCAATCTCTCAAAAATTAGGAACTAGTTTTAATTCTACAAATAGCATCCAAAATAGTAATTCTAGTATTATTAATAATGTTAGGCAATTTCCTACCAAACAAGAAGAATTTAATAATACAGAAAATAGAATTTACCAAGAAGCTCAACCACAAAACATAATTTCTAGTGGAAGTAATGCGATTAATGTTGGTGGAATATCTATAAATATTCAAGGTAGCAATAACAAAGAAGAAATGGTGCAAGAAATATTGTCTCAAGTAGAAAGTGAATTAAGAGAAGCAATAGAAAACATTGGATAATTGTCGAATTATTGTTGAAAAAATCCTCCTTATAGATGCTATAATTTAATTATAAATCATGTGAGGGGGATTTTTACTAATGTGGGAAAAGTTTAAAAGTCTAAACGTTTTTTTAAAGATACTTATAGTAATTATAGCTATTGGTATGTTACCAGCAACATTATTTTTTCTGTCAATAGTTCTTTTTGTTACACTTTTTAAAAAGAAAAAAAAGATTGCATGCATAATGTCTCTTATTTTAGTTGCTTTAACATTTAACTTTGCAAATTTTTGGTATTCGATGGATACAACTGTTACTGCCAGTAATACAAAATCAGAAGAAATAAAAAATACTGATAAAAAGAAATTGGAAGAGAAAAAAACTAAAGGGGAAGCTGATAAGAAGAAAGAACAAGAAGAACAAAAAAAACAAGAAGAATTAAAAAAAGCAGAAGAACAGAAAAAACAAGAAGAAAAGAAAGTACAAACTGAACAACAAAAAAAAGATGAAGAAGCAAAAAAAATAGCAGGTGAGAAGAAAAAGCAAGAAGATGCTGAAAAAAAAGCACAAGCAGAACAAACCAAAAAGAATGAACTTGTGAAAAAACTAGAAACATATGAAAAATTATATTTAATGATTCCTGCTAGTATAGAAGAAACATCAGCTTCAAATAATGTACTTGAATTACAAAAAACATTTGCAACGGGAAGAGATGTCGCTTCAAAATGTTGGCAAGAGCTAGGTGATTTAAAAGATAAATATAGTACTGAATCAAATGAGTATAAAGCTATACAGAATTTGCAGTTAGCATTTTTTGTAGTAAAAGATGCATGTAAAAATGGAATAAAATATTTAGACAAAAATGAATATAAATATTATGAGAAATATGAAAAAAATTGTAATGAAGCGGGTGCTTGGTATAGTGATTTTGTAACTTTAAAAGAGAAAATTAAATAAAAAAATTAAAATAAATATAAAAACATCTACTAATTAGTGGGTGTTTTTAATATGCACTTAATTAAGTGAGGTGATAACTTGGTAATAGACATTTATCTAAAAAACGAAAAAGAAAAAATAGATTTCCATTTTCCAGTAAATCCACAAGATTCCCTATCTATTAAAAAAGAAAAAAGGTTTGAAACTGTAGACATAGTAAATTTAGGTGAATTTGACATTAAAAAAGAAGGGGAGAAGATAAGAGAAATATCATTCAAGACCTTCTTACCCAACTTATATGACGCTTCTTATTGCAGATACAGCGAGTTAAAAAATCCAATCGAAGTAGTGTCAATGCTTGAAAAATGGGTAGACCAAGCCGAACCTTTAAGACTTATTATCACTGGTTTTGGTTACAATGGATTAGTCACAATATCTAGTTTTAGCAATACTCAAACAGCAGGAAGAGAAGAAGATAGAGACATTGAGATAACATTTAGAACTTACAGAGAACTAAAGATAGAGACATTAAAAAAAGAAACTAAAAGTACTACTAAAACAAATTTAAAGGATAATAGACCTAATACCCAAACTAAATCCAAAATATATACAGTTACATCTACAGACACATTATGGAGCATTGCAAAGAAATTTTTAGGTAAAGGCTCAAGGTGGACAGAGATTTATAATATCCCCGAAAACAAAAAAGTCATTGGTAAAAATCCTAATGTGATTAAAAAAGGACAAAAGTTGGTGATACCTAGCAAATGAAAATAATACTAAATGGAAAATATGATATTGCAAATTTTAACGAGGGAATAACGTTAAGTGAAGCTATAGACGGGGTTGCATATAAAATGGATGTATCTTTAGTAGAACCTAAACAACTTCAAGATATAGGAATTAAAAAAGGTGACAAGATAGTTCTAATTGACATTGCATATGAGAGTAAAAAAGAAGAGACGATATTTGATGGTGTCATATGGGAAACTAGGAGAAGTGAAAAGAGCAAGAAACTGACACTATCTTGTAGAGAAAGAACAGTTTACATGGAAGAATCAGAGGAACAATATTCGTTTAAAGAAAATACAGCAACACAGAGGATTGAGTACTACTGTAAACAATGGAATATACCTTACTACAATCTAGCTAATACAGGGAAGAAACTTGCTAAAGTAATACATAAGACTAATATCTTAGATATGATAAAAAAGGACTTAAAAGAAACTGTAACAAAAGGTGGAGAC